TGGATCTACTTCATTACCACTCATCGTTGATTTTTCGGATGTGTTTTTTATTTTTCCCTTCCGTATCCATAACATAAATCACCTCGTAACTGGGGATTAATTTAATAAATTAACGTCTATTTTCACTGTATGGAAAACATACTATCAAAAGGAGTTTTCTGAAAATAAATATATAATTCTTCCAGTTCTTCATAACTTATTATCATTTCATTATAATGCTTTTCAAATCCTTCAGTGAAAAAGTTTCTATAGTATGTGTCCTCAACCGCAGATGAATGATATGAACCTAAATTAAAAGCAGCTTTGGATGAAAAAGTAAGATTTGATTCTATTTTATCCAAAACTTGTGAAATGAATTCAAAATTTATTATCTTTACATTCCATCGGGAAAGGTAATTCAAATCATCCTTTATCTTATTTAAGCCATTTTTTTTATTTTCAATGTTATATTGTAGCATATGCACATCATTTTTATCGTCACTATCTTTATTACACTTAATATTAAGGTGATATAGACTCATTTTATCCATATCATCACTTATTGAAGCATAAATGGTATCCAGTTGGATTAAAAGTATTTCTGCTTTTTCAAATCCTAATGAATGAGTTTTTTGTTTAAACCAATCCTTAGCACTGAATGCTGCATACAACGCAGCTCCAGCCATCACCACATTAGCAGTACTACTAACCCAATCCGCAATGCTTTTCTCAAATACCAAAGCATCCAAAAAACAGATTATTATAACACCGAGCGAGAAGGCGATGAGATGTGTTATGTTAACGTGTTTCTTTAAGAACCCCCAACGAAAGTACTTCATCGCTTTTTACCCAATAGTTTTTCTACATCGATGTGATAGCATTTATAGTTAGCCCATGACTCTACGCGAATATTAGAAAGATCATCCAATTCGGATAGCTTTCTAATAACGGTCATATTTCCAGTTCTTGATATTCTAAGGTTTTTTAACGTACAGAATAATTCATCATCACGGAATATTTTATATGTAGCCATAGATTAATACCTTTTTATTTTTTTCATGATTTCTGTCATTTAGCTAATTTAAGAGAGGATATATATTGGTAGAAATCAGGATATACTTTATATTTGTGATTTTCAACTTGTGAGTAATCACGAACCTCAATATAAGAATCAACCGTATTGTCTTTAAATTTTGCATACTCCAAGTCTAATTCATTAACTTTATCTTTTTGTATCAGTAGTTTTATTATTCTTATTTGCTCATCAGCGGGGAAGAATATCGGAATTGACTTTATTTTAATGATATCGTTTTCAATAAGATAATTATTTAGAACAAGGTCACATAATTCACCATTAACATGATTCATAACTTTAATAAATTCTTTCGTTTGATCTAACTTTGACTGATTCAACCAATCAGGAGCTTTTCTATAAGCAGCATAAGCAACACCTAATGTACTGAGAGCACTTAAAGCACTAACCCAATCAGATACATTTCCCCATTCAAATTGATTCAACTTGAAAGAGTTATAAATCACACCCAACGCAAGAGTTGATATAGGCGTTAATAGTACTACTAAGATCCAACGAAAATATTTCATTAGTTATTCCAATAGGTTGCTTTTAATTTTTTTTATCACGGGATGCAGATAACTTAAGGTACATAGAAAAAAATATAAGAATTGTGCACAGAGAAGATATTAATTTTATGAAATAGCTTTCATGAAACTCTGATGTTATGAAATTAAAAGAAATGGCCCAAAAAACAACAAAAATAAACTGTGCAGATTCATTTAGTTTGGAAATGGAAAATATTTCATTTTTTTTGTTTTTAAGGTGGGTTTTATGTAAGTTCCCTGAAAAAATAAACTCAAGGTTATTGATATGATACTCCCAATTTGTTTGCCAATATTTCCCAGCTTGTGACATAAAGAGCGTGATGATAGTTAATAGAAGACCTAATATAGTGATCGCCAAACTAACAGATAAGATTTTTATCGGATCAAATGTGGATGATTTGCTAAAATATGCTGTGACCGTTAAACCAAGAAAGGTTATTAATGCCGCAGTCAAAGTCCAGAAATATGTTGCTCGTTTCCAATATAGTTCAATTTCAAATTTTCTTATGTCATGAGATTTGTTATAAGCCTCTCGTAATTTATCAATGTCTTCTTGGGTAAAGTAATCTCTATACTGTAACTCATCTCCTAATATACTAATGAAATAACTCCTATTATTGCATAAATGTGGGTGGTGCGAACGTCCGTCATAGCTTTCTTTGAAGTCATATTTTTTATTATTTGATTTTCCCTTTCCTCTATAAATTTCACAAAACATAGTTACTCCATTCTTAATGTTTATAATGCTTCAAGTACATTTCAACAAACGCATCACGAGGTTCAACCTCATCACCTTTGTTGGCAAAAAGCTGTTTCTTGAATTCATAGATGATTGTGATTTCGTTCTCACTCAGGGGTGAACGTCCGTCATAGTTCACGAATGAGCAGATAGACTCGCTTAGTTCTTTGATATCCATATAGTTACTCTCCATGTAGAAAAATCATGCTATCAGTAGTTTATTAGTTCAGCAATATCGATCGACATTACCTATTGATGTTACGGGTATTGATAGATTTAATAGATAAAAACGATCATAAATAAATTATCGATCGTTTTTATCGATTATAAAGGTTTGCTGATGTAATATGATGTGACAACATTGTCTATATCAGGCATATTCCAACTTTTAGCAGCCGTAGTTGCACTATGCTGGTCAGCACTTATTATAGGTGCATTGAAAGAGAAGTACAGATTAAATTGGTTGCATGATTATAAATATATTGAGTTGAGAAGTTATAAAACATGCAACCTCTAAATTGGAATACTTATTTCACTTCACAGCAATAGAGTGACTCCATAATCATTACTGCTAAATTCTTTATCAAATTCTCCAGGCTATCATTGAATATAATATATCCATCTTTTTGAATTTGCTCTAATATCGGTTCTAATTTGTTAAGTAACAGATTTATAGCTACTGTATTATCTTTTGATTCTTGGTCATTATAGGACGCACAAAATTTCTCAATCTTAGAATCTAAAATTTGTTGTGCTTTGTCATCATAAAAACCATTGCTGTGTGCTTGTTGATTTCTTATAAAATTCAATATACTCCACAAGCAATCAAGATTTTCCTCGTTTAATAGTAGTTTACTACGCTTGTATAATTGTTGATAGAAGAAACTGCTTGTATTGTCAGTTTCTAACTTGGTATGCAGTATCTTCAATATTAAATCTTTCGACTTTAAATACTCTCTAGGATTTGTTTGATAATTTTCAATGTAAATATCTTTAATTGTACTTTCGATTAAAAAGAAGTAGTTCATGAAAGTTGAGGCATTTAATGAGCGTAATATTAATTCTCTATTTGATGTGGATTTTTTTTTGGCTTCTGAGCTAAATAAATCAGAAATGAATTCTCTTTCCTCATTCTCTTGAGTTAATTCTCCTATATCTATACCCATGCATAAATAAAATGTTCTAAGTCGTTTTCTAAGTTTAAGGCAAGAGTCAGGAAGTTCAGAAATAAGATCATCTATATCTTCATCTAGATTATAGGAGTTATCGTATGTTTCTGGTAAAAGAAGTGTCTGTGATATTATTGCAGGAACAGTAATTAAAGTGTATTTCATTATAAATAAATCATAATAAGGCACTTTTTTTTCCGGTGTCGCTTTCAATGTATCAATCAAATTAGTGGTTAATAAACTCATTTTGTTTCCTTATTGATTTCTTAATAAATGACATGAGGTTTTTTAATGTTTGTAAATATGGTTTACGTTGCTCTGTTGCCACATGTATATAGCCTCCATTTTGCAAATTTAATATCCCCTTCTATAGTATTAATTGCAGTAGTGTTCTACAGTACTGATTAGCGTCCTATTAATCCATTTCATCAAACACGATGTTGCAATTCAGTGTAAATAATTAGCCTTTAGTACTGGAAAAATACAGGTCCAGTACTCTCACTATGTTCAAAGTAGAGTTACAAGGACTGTATCCCACATTGTTTTAAACCAGCAAGTAATGACTCACGCATAGATGCTAAATCATACTCGCCAGTCGTTGAACCAGACTGATTTAGCCCGACAGTACGATAAATTAGTTTATTGCCTGTAAGTATCTGCTTAAGAATTTGGTTCGACTTATCGCCAGTAGCAACAGTATAAGGTGACATTGATTTACTTACTGATTCCATTGCTGATTTCTGAGCATTAGCTATAAGAGCCTTTTGTTCAGTTGTCAGATTATCATATGACGGGGTTTTATAATTTGAATCAGTACTGCTATCGATAGGTGTTTCTGATGTGGTGATAGTCCAAGCAGGGTTGTTATCGATTCTCAATTGTACATCGCCAACAGGGATTAAGACTTTGCCACCACTTTTAACACCAACACGTAGTTGATTGTCTAAAACAGCTATAAAAGGATAGTACTCACCCGTTAAGGTAAATGCTGACGATTGAGTGTAGTACTTAGCAAGCCCAATCTCACAAGTAACTTTATCAGTGAATTGATCCTTCTTATATGTTGTGATCCAACTTGGTTTGGGGGGAGTGACACATCCACTAATAACAAGGACAGTAATGATAGCTGTGAGTTTGAATTTCATCAAAAGCATTCCTTTCGTATGTAGGTATTGCTATAGCATTTTTTCAAGATCATAAGCACAATATATACAAATAGGCAATGTTATTTAAACAAAATATAAAGCCTTATGAGTATCCCAGTACTGTCTAATACAATCCTCATCCATTTAATTAAAACCCCGTCACAGAGCGATTCAGGAGCTTTAAAAGGTACTCCTGAGCGATATCCCCGTGCGTGGTTTCGGCACCGCATGTTCTTTCACGTATGTATCGTTTTTGATCAATCCCGCCACGACACTTTTCATAATTGAGAATTATTCTCATCAATGGGCACACCCCCCTATTAATAGATCTTTAATATAATGATCATAGGCTGTGCCCACAGTCATACTTAACAATGCAGTTAATAGAAGAAGATAAATAACTGAGAAGCAGTCAAGGAACGCCACAGGAGAAACACACATGGCACTCAGTTATCGATCAATTGCCAAACAGTACGGCTACGACGAGTCTACCATTCGCCAATCATGGGCAAAGAAAGGAATGCCCGATCCAAAGAGCAGTACTGAACTGGAAGTACGCCAGTGGATAGTCACTAACATTTTAAATCCACTACGCGATACGGATACTCAGGAACAAATTCAACGTGAAAGGCTGCGTAAATTAACAGCAGAAGCGGAACAGGCAGAAATATCAGTACGCCAATGTATGGATGAGCTTATTGAAATCACTGTGGTACAAAATGAGCTTTCATCGTATCTAAAGCGTATACGTGATCATCTCAGGACTATCCCTAATAAAACCTATTTGGAATTATGTGAACAAGAAAAAGCAATAGATATAAAGAGAGTACTTCAATCACGGATTGATGAAGTACTGAATGAATGCGGCAGATTTAACTATGAACTCCCGCAAGAGGAAAATAACAAGGAAGATGAACACACAGAAGATAAAGAGGATAATTAAGCAATCCCGCAATAGTATTCTACCCCCACAAAAGTTACTACCGAGTGAATTCGCCGAAACGCATTTAGTACTTCCAGATGGTGCCTCAGCAGGCCAAAAGATTCGACTCTATTCCTTTCAACGGGAAATGTTAGATATCATTGATGATCCACAGTACCGAAAGGTTGTATATAAAACATCAGCACAAATTGCGAAAACCACAATATTAAACTCAGCATTGTTTTACTGGATGTATACCGATTCGAGCAATATTGGTATTGCTCAGGCAACAGGTAATGAACTAAAGCAATGGAAAGCTGGAAAGATAGATAAGACTATTGAACAGGTTTCAGTACTTAATAATTTAATTACAGATAAAAATGATAAACGCTATGCCAATAACGCCAACCAGATACAATTACGTGATGGTAACTTTCTGTACTTCATGTCTCTTGGTAGTCCTAATCATCTTAGGGGAAAAACACTTAAACGGATAATCCTTGATGAAGTATCAGCGGTTGACCTTAATGATCCCGAAGGAAATCCAATTAGATTAGCGGAACAGCGTATTACTGATTTTGGAGCAGAGGGTAAAGTACTCATATCCAGTACTCCGACATTTTCAGGTGATGCTATTGATATTGAGTTTCAGAACTCCGATCAACGACATTTCCATGTTAACTGTCCTCATTGTCAATATGAACACGAGTTATTATTTGAAAACATCCAATTCGATTGGGAACAAATCGGTAACAGGAAATTACCCGATCCTAAAACGGCAGTACTACATTGTCCAGAATGTCATGAATCAATCACAGAAGCACAACGAATCAGGATGGTATCTAAAGGTCGCTGGGTTAAACACAGCCCAGTGATAACCGATACAGCGGGATTCTATATCAATCGCCTATACAGCTCTAACAGTACTATCCAAGATATCATTTCAGAGTTTCGCCTCGCATGGTACGAATATAATAACCAATCTTTTTACAATACAGTACTTGGATTGCATTACTCTGAATTACAGCAAGATCTTGAAATCATCAAACTTGAAAACCTACGTGATGATTCATTTGATATTGGAAACATACCCGATGAAGTCCTTGCAATCTGCATAGGTGCTGATCAGCAGCAAGATAGGCTGGAAAGTACTGTACTCGGATTTAATGATAAAGAACTATTCGTACTCGGACATAAGATATTTTACGGTATTAACTGTGAAGTGAAAGGTGACAAGTCATATGATCAGTTATTGGCATTCGTGAGATCAGACTTCCGTACAGTATCAGGACGCAAGGTTAAAGTACTTAAAGCATTCGTTGATTCTGGCAATGGACGAGCAACAAATACCGTCCATGCCTTTTGCCAACGTGATCCAGTACTTGAACCTATTAAGGGTTCTGGTAGTCGTACAATCCCCATGTTTCAACAATCAACAAGTAAAGGTCAGACATTCTTCAATCTTAATGTCCATGAACTGAAAACTTGGATTCGTTCACTCGTAATCAATGCCGTATCTGAAAACCCCGATGATGCACCGCTGAAAGTACTATTCAGCCATGATCTACCAGACGACTACTTTGAACAACTGATAAGTGAAGAGTTGAAACGTAAAGGTGATGGTTACTCGTGGAACCTTAAAAAGGGACAAAAGCGGAATGAAGCACTCGATTGTCTTGGTTATGTCCTTGCCTGTATGAAGTATTCACTCAGTAAATTAGGTGGGCAACCTTTTAAAGAATTACGCACATATGCGAGCAAACAAGAACTGAAAACGATAAATACTACAGAAACGAATACACCAACACCAGCTACGCCACTAAAACAACAAACACAATCACGGCGAAGTTCAACAGGGAGGTCATGGTTTGGATAAACAATTTAAACTTTATAAAGGTGAACCCTTCACCGTAAATATGCCAGCTAACAGTACTATCAGGGGAAAACCATTTAATATCAAATACACCGCAGATGAAGAACATGAATCAACATTTCAAACGGATGAGTGGAGCGATAGTCAAGTTTTAGTACTATCAGATTCAGCAGGTCACATACTTGAAATTTATAATGTCAGCGTAATAGATCCATTTTCCAGCACTGACCAATTAACACATCTTCGAGAACTACTTAACGATATTGATGCAGTTATTGATGCCCGTATAAAGAATGATAATTCACAATTGACTATCAACAATAAGACATTGATCCGTGAATCGCTAGAAGTGCTTCTAAGATTGAAATCTGATACAACTGAAAAGATAAATAAACTAAAGAAGAAGATTAAGAACACAGGCAATGAGCCATTCTTTAAATCTACTATTCATTTTAGGTTTAAATAAACAGGAACGCACATAATACAGGAGGACACAAGGAATGTGGCCTTTTCAAAATAAAAATAATAATACGCCACCACAGACAGAGCAGCATCAACCGAAAGCAAAACGAACTCGCTCATTAACACCGAATCGATTGATTCAAGAGATTAATAATTCTCGTACATTTGGTGATTCGATTGTGGGTATCAGTAGTGATCGCCTGTCTTCAATGGGCGGGGCATATGGTAACTGGAACGTCAATCAAGTACTGAGACAAACGTTACCAAGTTTACGATCTGCGTGTCGCCACCTTTCAGTACAAAACCCGTTTGCAAAACGTTATGTCAGCCTATCAAGTAATCTTGTTGTTGGTGCAGATGGGATCACCGTCAGGCCAAGACCTCTTAGCCATGATGGTACAACAAATCAGGAGCTATCCGAACGTTTAGAAAAAGCATTTTATGACTGGTCAGAGAACGCAAGTGAGTTTTCTTTTGATGGAACTTTATCCATCGATTTATTCCAGCAACTTGTGGAGCGTACAAGGGCAATTGATGGTGAATGCTTCATACGAATTCACCGAGATAGGCAATCAGTGAAGTTTAGTATCATTGATTCCTCTCGTATTCCAAGTACTAAAAACGAACTATTACAGCATGGTCACTTTATCAGCAATGGCATCGAATATGATCAAGATGGTCGAGTACTTGCCTATCATATTGCTGATGTTCATCCATTGAACTACTCGCTACAGGTAGCATCATGTAAGCGTCTACCAGCCGATGAGATAATCCACTACTTCATTCCTGAGTTCCCCAATCAGCAGCGGGGTATTCCTGATCTGTGTCCGTCATTGAAAGCCCTACAGGATTACAACAGCTACATAGAAGCGACATTAATCGGAAAACGGATCAGTAGTTCAGCTATGGCTTTCATTAAAAATGACAGTGACAGTGGATTACTTGATGAGGATGAAGAACAGCAACGGGAATACTTTGAGTACTTAGAACCTGGCAGTATCAAGGAATTGTCACGGGGGCAATCCATAGAAACGATCAACCCAACCGCAGGTGTAGACAAGATAAGTGAATTCTCTGAAATCATCATGCAAACCATTGTGACAGGGTTAAGTACTACCAAGCAAAACCTTACTGGTGATACTGCTAATGCTTCATTCTCGGCGGCAAAAATGTCAGATCGAATACAACGCGATGGAATGAAAACCCGGAGCAATCTCATGATCTCAAAAGTACTAAAAACCATCTATCAGGAATGGTTGAAGGTATTCATGATAAATACGCTTAAGAATTTATCGTTTAGTGATTTTGATAATATTAAGAATGCGGAATATATCTTACCGAAGCAAATATCCCTTGATCCAAATAAAGATGCTCAATATGAGAAAATACTTGTTGATATGGGCGTTAAATCAAAATCCCAAGTCATTCGTGATTTAGGCCAAGATCCAATTCGTGTATTTGAAGAAATCGACTCTGAGAAGGAAAAGATAAATAAAGAAGAGAATATAACAGTACAAGGAAGTACAACAGATGGAATTGAAAAAGAAGAATCAAACGAGGGAGATAAACCTATCGAGTGATGATATTTCTGATAGAACTGTAATGCTTAGTTTTAGTTCTGAAACTCCGGTTAAACGTGAAATTAATGGACAGACATACAATGAGATTCTTTTGCATGGAATGCAAAATGTAGATCTCAGTCGATTACAAAATGATGCCGCTTTACTATTCAATCATGATTTGGATTCACTTATTGGCGTGGTTGAATCCGTAAGTATTGATACGGATAAAGTCGGTCGAGCATTAGTCCGGTTTTCCGAATATGGTTTAGGGAAAGAAAAATATAATCAAGTACAGGAAGGTATACTTAATAAAGTTTCTGTAGGTTACGAAATCAATGATTATGAATTTAGAAATAATGATTTATTAATAACTAATTGGACTCCCTACGAGGTTTCATTAGTCAGTGTTCCAGCAGACGATAAAGTAGGTATTGGTCGCGGTATTGAATCAGATGATGAAGTTCTCGAATACATTAAAAACAATCCTGAATTACTAAAGAAACTGCAAGAGCATGAAGAAGAGTCGGTTACTGACAATGATGTTAGTACTGAATCAGCAGAAGAAAGTAATAACTCAGATACTGATAACGAACAAGGTGCCAGTACTGAATTCGAAGATATAAATAAAGAAGAAGCACGTATCCATGAAATTAATTCAATGGGGAAAGTGTTCGGCATTGAACAACGGATTGTTCAAGAAGCAATAAATAATAAAAAGAGCGTTGAGGAATTCAAACGCCAGATGACATTCAAGGAAGAAATACAAATGGAAAACTTTTCCCTACAAAATACAATTCGTTCATTAATTATTGGTGAACGTGCAGCAGGAGAATATAACAATCATGGTGTTGTTTTACCTGTTTCTGCTCTACAACGTACCAGTACATCACCATCAAGCGGTGGTACACTAATTCAAAGTACTATTCAGTACGATTCATTCATTGATGTTGTACGTCAAAACAGCGTATTGAAAAACTTCCCTGTGAAGATTTTCAGAGGATTAGAAGGTGATGGTAATCTTGAATTGCCAATGCTCTATGATGATTTTACGGCTGGTTCTGGTTTTGTCGATGAAGATACCGCAGCAGTTGATTCAAACGCACAATTCCAAAATATTGTTTTAACTCCCCGTACTTTTTCTACTGGAGTTTATCTTACCCGATTACTACAGAAGAGTACCGAAGCAGCAGAGCGTCACTTAACTGAGACCATTATTTCTGGAAGTGCTGAGAAAATAGAACGTGCTGTATTCTCTAAAATCTTAACAAATGCAATGAAAGAAACTATCAAAGTCGCAGATCTAACCTATGAACGAATCACCAAGTTGATCGGTGATATTGGTGATATGAAAGTATCCTCAGATAAACTCTCTATCGTTATGTCGCCAAGCCTAAAGGCAAAATTAAAAGCTATTCGTATCACACCAGAGCAATTCCTCATTGACCGTGATAATCGTATGTTAGGTATTCCCGTTTATGAATATGTTTTTGCAGCAGCAGACCGTGATCAATTTATTATTGGTGATTTCAGTCAGGTAGTACTTGCAGAATGGTCACAATTAGCAATTGACCGTGACGATACTACCAGCCGTGCAAAAGGTGGTGTTCATCTTCGTGTATTCGCAGATATAGACTTCAATATTACTCGCCCTGAGTATTTCACTGCTGTCAAAGTGACCACGGCCTAATATGTCTGGGGCATTTAATCAAAATGATGCCCTAATATTACTGAATACGTTTGGTGAAGATTTAGTACTGGATAATAAAACAATAAAAATAATCCACGAACAGGAAGAAGTAGTTTTTGAAGATACGATAGTACAACAAAACTACTTCACGACACTAAGAGATTCAGTAAAGGTAGGGCAGCATTTTCACATTAATAGTACTGAGTATGTCATTGAGAATATTCAGGATGACTTATCAGGACTGATTAATGTGTACTACCGGAAAACAACAGGAACGAAATTATGATGATGTATCAAATACAACAAACAATTACATCATTATTATTGTCTGAAAAGAATATAGTACTTAATAATCCATTCAAAAGACAATTACAGGATGGACAGCAGTATACGTTGTTTATTGGCGATATAATTGAAACATACACGCCAGTCAAAATGGGTAATCACATTCAGGCAGAGTTGAATATTGATATCGTCATTGTGGGTACTGATGAAGTATTGAATAACAGTACTCTGATTGATGTACTTTCAGTTATGAATTCACAACAATTAAAAATCGCATTGATTGAAGAAAATGTAAATGCATCCAGTATTAACCATGAATCTACTGAACGTGTGATATCGGATGACAGTACTGAACTGTATGAATCAAAACGATGTGTCTTTAAATTAATCTACACATATTCACAATCTAAGATAAATAATGATGAACAAACAGGTGAGTAACGGATTACTCACTATTAATAAAAGGATTTTAAAATGGCAATGGATATTTTCGCAGGTGCGAATATTAAAGTTGAACTAGGCACAGCAGGAAGTACAGTATCAAGTACTTTTGAGGTGATTCCAGAGATCGGCGTTTTTCCAACAAGTGGTTCAGAGAGCACAGTGATTACAGTAAAATCATTTAATACTACATATGACAGAAAGCTATTAGGATCTCGTCAAGTTCCAGATATTACTCTGAGTGTTAGCTGGCTTCCTGATAACGCAGTACATGCGAAACTCCTACAGGCAAGTGAGAATCAAACTCGTGTACAAGTACGTATTACCTACTATGAAAATGCAACCAATACTACTGGCTATTCAATTGTGTACAATGGATTTATTTCAAAAGATAACGTGACGGGTGATAAAGACCAAGCCGTTATTCGTGAATTTACACTGGCGGTAGATGGTAAAGCAGTAGAATCAAAAGTACTAACAGGAGAGTAATATGAATTTTCAGGAACTCATCAAAGTACTTGGTATCAAGAATCATAGATTTGAAATTGAAGGTATTGAACTATACATTCGTTTACCAACAGTACTTGAATATGCTGAATGTGATACTCAGATTAAAACCATAATGAATTGTATCGTTAATGCTGATGGTAAAAAAGTATTCAACAGTGAAGAAGAAGTAAACCAACTGGATTTTCAGTACTACACAAAAATCTTCCAGAAGATTAATGAACTATTGATTGAAGCAATGTCAGATATGGAAAAAAAGTAAAAGGCGATCCTGTCTTACACTATGCATTAAAACAAATAAACAAAAAGGGCATGGGATATGAGGAAATCTTGTCCATGCCCTTTTTGCTTTATCAGTACTTAATGGTTCTTGATGCACTTATTGAGCCATCGGGTGGTTATATTGAACAATTACGGCATGGACAAGTACTATCCGCTATATATATGGCGAGTGGTCATGTTGGTAAGAATGACTATGATAAATTCACGCCTTTAGCACTTGCTGATATGAATGGTTTGATTTCAGGGAAGACACAGGAAGAACTAATACAGGATCGCAAAAAAGAAAATCATAATAAAATAATGTCATTGTTTGACATTAAGGAAAATAGCGATGGCAAACAATAATCAATCCATCCATGAACTTTACTATTACGGGTAACTCTCAGGGACTTGTTAATGCGTTAAATCAAGGTGGAAATGCGTTTCAACAATTTGGCAATAATGCCGGAGGTATCTTAGGCCAGCTATCGGGCAATTTTACGTCAATGACCAGCGGCGTGATGGGATTATCCGGTGGTCTTGTTGGATTCGCGGGAGCGGCTGGTTTAGTTGTTGGCGGCTTAGCAACATTGATATCAGGAAGTGCCGACTATGCCAATCAACTGAATGAAA